CCCTGCAACCAATCGAATGCGCGGCCATCACCTGTTACCAGAGTACCTGATTCCGCATCTAAGCCCGCTGCCATGTAGGCTTCACCACGAACAAATTTGCTAAGTGTAGATAGGTTTCTAGCCGTCGCCGGTGCAATTGAAGCGAACCCGCTTTGCACTGCGTTAGACGTAGTAGAAAATGCACGACCTACAGCGGTCTTGCCAGCCCCATATCTTGCGGTCTTTTCAAGAACCTTACCCGTACCAAAGCCTACACCTAGTTCTACACCACCTTTAAGAAGCGCGTTATACCACTTATCTCCGGCGTCTGACTTCATCGTATTTTCACTGAGCCACAAAGACCAACTTTCGTCGGGGTCTAGTCCCTCGTCCGACCACTTGTCGCGCGCAATATCCGCCAGCAATGCCACGGTTATTCCGAAGTTTCGGACGCCGTCACTAGCGGCATTAGTTATTTTGGTACTTAAACCAACACCCACACCAGTAAAACCCGTAGGGGTTGGCCGGTTTACTCGGATACCGTTATAACTTAACTCGCCAATGGCATTCTTCTCTGAACTCGGGTGGTTCTCATATTGCTGGTAAATTTCTTGAGCAATCTCAAAACGCTCTTGTTGGTTTGATCCAAGGTCGTCTGCGATATTATACATATCCCAAGACGGGTCCGGTAATTCAGGCACAGGTTCTGACGGTTTTGTATCTATAACAGGATTGTCTTCGGACGGTTCAAACGACGGTAGTTTATCTGGCTCAGTAAACTCAGGCGCAGGTTGTTCTGCGGACACAGCCGCGGAAGATGTATCGTCGTCCACCTCTGAATCATTTGATCCCATTCGGTTTATGGACGCTGAGTAGTCGATCTCTGGACCGGTAGGTAGAATTTCCTCTGCCGCGGAACGTGTCCCCGTAAAGGGTTTCTTTTCAGGCTCTGTAATTACAGGGCGGTCTTCTATTACATTTCCACCCGCGCGTAGTTTGATATCGGGTGCAGTCTGAGACGGTGTGGTGTCGTCTGGCACCGCGTCGGGTAGAAGAAAAGAAGATGCGCTGTCTACAGATGGTTCAGGCAGTGAAGGTGCCGTGGACATAGCCTCTGGCTCTGGCCCAGGATCTTCTTTAGGTGTATTACCAAGCACAGTATTGAAGCGCGCTAATTCGTCCTGTGTAGGAAACGTACCTTCGATCTCGAAGTCTAGTTCGTTTCCATCCGGACCTGTAAGGGTAATGGTTCCCATGGCAGGCGCTCCTACTGTTTAATTGTGAATGTTGTTGGGACTCCGCCAACTAAAACGGTAATCTTATTGCCGTCTACTGCCGTGATTTCCATCCCGTTATAGACGTCACCCACCTTGCGTTGGGGTACTTGGTTCGGAGGTTTAGAGATCGTCGTGGTGTTGTTGTCTGGATTAAACAGATTGTATGATTGGCTAATAACACTGTTCTGATCGTCACCAATCAACTTATCTAGGCGGGAAACCCCATCTTCTTCCTTAAAGAAACTAATACCTGTACGTTCCTCCCACGCCGCGGCACTGCCGCCCTCGTAATTGGTATCATATACTGTAGTCTCCATAGTTCTGAGCCTTTGGATTTTATCTCCAAAGTAGTTTCGCATAAGTGTCTTGGTTACTTCTGGGTCTGTAGAACTCAAGATTTCAGACAGACGCTCAAAGTCTTTGTTTGACATGGCGTTACCGCGCTGCCCCTCTAGGCCACCGATCTGGAAGGTTAACAGAATCATATTGGCTTCGAAGATGGCCCGCTGTCGCAACAAGGGGCTACTTATAGTCTCTAGACCTTGTCCTTTCGAGATCTGTTCTAGTCGTGACGTGTCTAGGCCTTGTCCGACGGCGTCTGCCATGGTGATTTGCTTATCACCGCCTTCTTTAAACACTTCGGTCAGTAGGTTGATACCTGTTACGACCTCGTTAATAGCGCCTACTGCACTACGCGCTGTCGCAACGACCCTGCGTGTGACTTCAGGGTTTTGATCAATAATTGTGTACGTCCGAGCCGCGAGAGGCAGAGAGGATACAAGTGTGGTGGCGTATGACTTGTATTTATTGCGCTCGGTACTGGTAGCGTTGTAGATTTTAGTATGTTCTTGCCACTCTTTTTCAGAAACTTTTTGATAGGTTACGCCGTCTTCGCTTGTCTTGCCCAGATCGTACTTTTCGCCGTCTGCATCAACATAGTCGTAGTCGGTGCCGTTAAACTTAGTACGGACATCGATCTCACCCCAAGTACCGTCTGGCTTGACTGCGACGATCTTAGTCGATTCTTCGCCTTTAACCATGGTTTCAGAGCGTGTTGCCTGAAGGTTTGCTTCGATCTGCTGATTCAGTTCTTTAATTCTTTCTTGGTCTGGATTGGCTGCGCGCTGTTCTAGATTGAGTTGTGAGTACAGTTCATTAAGGTCCGCTACCTTTGGATCGCTTGGGTTCGCGGCCTCAATCGCAGCCAACATGGACGGCATTGTACTAGCCTTCCACACAGCAAATGCTTCCTTCGCTGCCGCATCACCGCTTTGTGCCGCCTCAAATAGTTTGAAGTGGTTTGTTGCAAGGTATGTGCGTGTAAGTTTTTCGCCATCAGGGACTTCGTCGTATGCGCCTTTAAGGTTTCGGACTACTTCCACATAGCCTTGTGGCAGGGCTGCAAACGCATCTTTATCATTGGCCTCTAAGGTTGCTAGAGTTTGAAAGTTACGCAGAACCTCATCTTTTCCTGCCAAATCGCCTAGGGCTGTAAGTCCCATTGGTAAGCCCGCTTCGAATTTTGTCTCTAGTGCATTTAGTGCTGCGTCGTACCCCTCTGTGGTACTGATGCCAAAGGCCAAAATTTGCGCCCTAATAGCATTTACGTCTTCTATTTTAGACACACCAGTAAGTTCAGGTGGCTTAACCACCTCCATAGACATCAGGCGGGTGTCGTATGATAGATTTCCACTTACAGGTGGGGTAGACCGCTCCCCTGATTTCACAAGGTCATAAAGTTCTGCTTCACCGGTGCTTTCAAGATGACTAAGGAAACGATTTTTAGCATTATTAATATAGTAGTCCTGATCCACACCCAAAATAGTTGCAATTCCCTTAACGATGCGGCCACCCAAGCCCACCTCTTCGTCGTCAGCATCATCATTCGAGGTAGTCTGTGGAGTTGGGTCGTTATTACTATTGTTTGGATCAAGTTCAACTTGCCATGGCTCATGCCCCATCCGGAAGGTTAGTCCGTATGCCTCTGCGTGCTGGTGTATGCGTTCGCGGGTTGCTTCGTCAATCTGATCAAGGCGTTTTCCGTCCAATTTAAGATCGGCGGCTTCACCGGATTGGTGTTTAGATGATCCTGGGAGTGCAACAAACTTACGGATGCCAGAGGGGTCAAAGCGGCTCTCCCATTTCTGTCCGGCGGCAACCGCCCCTAGATTAGAAACATCTGTCTTCCACTCTTCAATTTCTGCGGGCTGAAACCCATACTTGCCCATGTTGTCTGCTAAGATACCCGCCTGAATGTCGGCGCTACGATACCCGCTATACACGGTCAGACGACCCGCCAAATCTTCAGGCAATTCACTCATCATAGAGTTAAGGTTCGCGGCAAATTGCTCGTTCATTCCTGAGATAGAGTCGCCTCGCTGTGCGGCACCTCCGGACAACTGAATAGCGGCCATTTCAGTATCAACAACCGTGTTGGTTACGGGCGCTCCTGTTAGGTCTGTTCCCGCACCTACGAATGCTCCACGATTGATGGCGTCACTAAAACGCTCGGCAACGTACTTAGCATCTTCGTATGTTGTTAACTCTTGTGTGATTAAAGACAGGGCGTCTTGTTTGCGGATATGCGCGGGCAAGGTTCCTGCACTATTTAGGATGCCGTTAGCCTGCGCTAGTAATTTAGCATCTTTAACTTTTTGCGCGGTATATAGGTCTTTCTCTTTATTCCAACTAGAAATGTTGCTTCGCAGCAAATCGTTCTCTAAATTATCCTTCGCAGCCATGCGTCGTTGGTATACGGGGACAAAACCATCGGCAAACCCATCGGCAAAATCATCAAAACCGCTCATTAGACAACCTCTTCTTGTTCATCGCCATAGCCAAGCATAGCGTTTTGTTCGTCGTCACTTGCTGGGGCTAGAGGAACGGATTCATCCATCAGGCCACTCTCTTCGGTAGGGTTTTCCTCGGAGTTTTCTTCGGAAGGGTCGTCGGGCATGATGTCGTCGTCTTCCATAGCCAGTTTAAGCATGACAGGGGACATACGTTTGAAGTCCTCTTCGACGCCCATGACGTAATCCAAACCGGCATCCTCTGCTAGGATTTGCAGCAATCGCGCTAAAGGTCCGGCTGCAAGTATAGCCACATCAATTTGAAATTTTCCCCTACCGATATTCGATAGCATCGCATAAGAAATAAGTGAGGTAATTGTGAAACCTGAATCAACAAACGTCATTAGTCCGTTCAGGGTTTTTGGCTCCATGATCTTTCCGATCATGTAATCAACAACGTCATCATACTCTACCAGATCAGGGGGACGGTGCCAAGGGTAGTTTTTAGGGTCACTAGTTAGGTTTTCACCCGCAATTGGGGCATCAAACATTTGCGCAGCATCACTTTTCATCTTTAGTCTCCCGAGATTTTGTTGATGCCAACTCTTTTTCAAAGTTGTCAAAATACTCTTGTGTGTACTTGAGACCGTCTTCTTTGAGTCCGGCTAAATTATCTGGGGTTTTGCCCGACAGAAATGCTTCTACTGACTTGGCTATTGCATCTTCAAATTTCATTATACGATCATCCCGTAGTTAACCCGAAGGTATCCATCCGACCCCATATTCACCGCCGCTGGAACGACGTTCTGTACTTCTTGAGCAATAACGCCGAACGCAGGTTGGTCTCCCACAATGCGCCTGCCTTCATCAGTCCAATCCCAGCGGTAAACGCTGATACCGTTTTTCAAAGTCCCAAATTTTACTACGTTTTCTTTGAGGCGTTCGTCAGAAAAGCCCACCAGCCAAGATACTCCTGAAGCAATGGCCTGCGCCCCTGCTTCTGTTCCGGCCGCGGCCCCAAGTATTTTGCCTATGGAACCTAGCAATCCACCACTCTTAGGGCGCTGCAATTGGGCTATAGCAATTTTGTTCTCGCGCTCTAGTGCACTTTCTCCAGATTTCCATGAGTAGTCTAGGATGGCGTCGGCCCTATCCCAGAGTTGATTCATAGACTCCGTAGTAATATCAAACAGGTTTTTTACATCAAGGGCGGCGGCCTCAAAGGCCATCTCAGTCTCTTTCATTGTAACATCTTGACGCCACTTTGTATTGGCTAAATCAATGTTATATTGCATGCTGCGGTAATACTGTTCACGGTTGTTTTCTAGTGTGGAGTTAAACTCCGAATTGTCGTTAATTTCACCAGAATTAAACTTCGCCATTCCGTTCATCTGTTCGACATTAAACTTAGAAATAGATGCGCCAAGTTCATCATAAAATTTAGTGAATTCATTAGCCGCCTCTGCCCCAAATGCACGGGCTACGTTTTCAGACTTAGCATCTTCGAGAATAGACTGTACGCGGGCTTGGGTGTTGACCACAGACATTTGCTGTTCGTTAGTCAGGTTAGCCATATCCATTTGCATAAAGTTCTGAGAATTCTGTATTGCAGTCTGCATGCGGGAATCTAAATTCATCTGATCCATTTTAGACAAAACGTTCGCCCTATTGATGGTCGCTTGCTGCCTGTTATCTAGATTTTTAGCCGTCATGGTCTGAAAGAATTGCGCTTCTTGCTGTGCAATAGGCAGCGTGGCTTCCATGATCGCGGTAGACATGGCGGCGGTGGCCGCTGTCCCTGTCATTCCCTTAAAGGCGGTGATGCGCGCAACATTTCGCGCCGTGCCTTGCGCCCACGACGGTATTTTTGGCTCTCCATTCGGCCCTTCGAATTGGCCGGAAATAATGTCTAATTGACCGAGGACTGTCGCTTTAGTGTCTGTGTAGTTCCCAGCGCCCAACTCTTGGGCCAGTAATTTACCTGCAACAGTAGACGTGTCGATCATTGAGGAAATGTTTTGGTTGGCAAATTGAGACAAAGCCTCGCCAGTATAGTTTTTAGTGCCGTCTGCATTTACGCCGGTAGCAGTACCCTGCATGTCAAACTGTTCTGCTTCGACTATGGCCTCTTGAGATACTTCACCTGTTGCGCCCGTACCCTGCGCTGCCTCTACATTCTCCACAGAGGTAGCCGCGTCATACGTCTGAGCGCCTTGGTTCTCCGGTATACTGTCCATAGTGGTTGTTGCTGCGGTTGACACATCAACATTAAGACCATCTGACTGCATTTGATACTGGTCAGCCGAGGCGTCCATAAGACCGTTTTGAGGGTCAATGACGGGAACGCTTCCTGATAGAGTAAGTTCGGGCGTCAAGAACGATGCAGGATCATTTACGATACCTTCAGCGGACTCCAGGCCAGCATTATTATTATTGTTTATGCTGCCTGCGCCGGCGGCTACCGCAAGGGCATTCCCTACTACTCCAGAACCACCCGACCCCTCTGGGATTGCGTCGTTAGCCATATCCTGAAATTGTTGGGTTCCCTCATTAGCAGTAACACCGCCGGTTGTTATCTGGGTGTTAGAAACTGGTGCGGCATTTGTGCTTCCAGTATTTGCCGTGACCTGAGTAATGCCGTTAGCCATTCCGTTTATCCCGTTCTATGTTACATGCTCGAATAGTGTCTCTAAGTTCTGAATAGTCAGAAACTACACGCTCTAAGGCAGAACCCTCGTTTGGTAGAGACATGACCTCTTCGGCTAGTTTTTTATTAAATTCTTGTGAATAACTTGTTAGTGGCGGACAGTATACTTCTAGGTCTGTCTTATAGACCGGTCCCGCGCAGCCGCTTAACAATATCGTCACGGCTAGAAGTTTTACCGGCCCGTGCATCATGTTTGTGTTGCTCCATAGACTTGTAGAATTCAGCGCGATCGGCTTCCAACTCTAAGGCGTCTTCTAGGGCATCAGACCTTTGGATCTGCTTTTGGTCCCGACGCCCTAAAACGTAAATAATGGGAAGTAATACGGCTAGTGAGCCAATTATGTAGGTTTTAAGTTTTCCTGTAAGGAAACCGAACATTACCGTTCACCCTCGGAGTGATCTTTAAATCTTGCATAGCCTGCGAGACAAATGCCGGCCAAGGCTACTACTAAGAAAATGACTTTTAGGTTTTCGCTGTAAGAGACTAAACCTTGTAACTGACCTGAGATTTCATTGGCTACAGTGGCTGCGCCTGCCACCCCCACACCGGCCATAGTCTTACTTTTTTTAAGGGACTTTGGCGCGGCTTGCTCTACCTTCTGAGGGGGTAAATCCCCACCATTCGACGGTAAGTCAGCATCCATACTAAATAGTGCGGCTTCCGCAGTACGGCGGCGGGTAAGCCCTCGAACTACTTGTAGTACACCTGATACGCGGGCTTTGTTCCAGCGCATAATCTGTTCAGGTACTTCATGGTATAAACCACGATTCAGGCGTTTTAACAAGGTGCTAGACTGAAAGTTAGGGCCACCTATGTTGAAAATTAGTGACACTAGACCGTCGTACTGGTTCTGGGTAAGAGGCACTTCGACGTTGCGCTTAACTACCGCTTCGCACCATTGTAGGTCTTCACGAAGTTTTTGTTCAGCCTCTTCTACAGTAATACGCTGCCCAGATCGGACGCCCTTGCAACTACCATACCCGATAGTCCAGCGGCCGGCCACGCACCGATATGAGTGTATCATGCCGTCTTCTCCAACCTTATGAAGGCCTTCGAATGACTTAATTAAGTTAATGCCTGTCTGTGATGTAGACTTAGGATGCATAAAAATTCCTTCCGAGTGACCCCCCCGAAAGATTACTGATCAAATGTCATAGTGTACGGTGACATCATCCCATTACCGCCGCGCTGTGCTGGTGACAGACGACCCATATTATAATTAGATCCCGCGCGGAAACGGCTTGACTGATCAAACATAGCCATCATTCTATTAATGTTGAGGCTGTCCTGCATGATGCGCCGACCAGATTGATCAAATGCCGCCATCAAAAGGTTACCCTGTTGATCAATAGCGCGGGCCATAGTGTTTCCATTGTCGTCCATTTGTGACGTAAGAAGACGGCCTTGGCTATCAAATGAGTTTGCAAGTTTTGTATACTGGTCGCGCATCCGAGCATCCATCTGACCGCCCTGTGTAGAAATCAGGTTACGAATGGAGTCTAGTTTGTCTGCGAACATGCCGCCATTGTTGTACGAGTCTGTTGACTGTGTATTAGCGCCGGTTGCTACTTCTTTAGCAATTCTCGCATAGTCAATTTCTACGTTGCCACTCTGTTGTTGCTGCGCGTTTGCAACGCTTGTTGCAGCCTGTGCAGTATTTTGTACTGTATCTTTTACACCGGATACTGCGGAAGATAGACCGCTTTGTCCCGAACGTACAGCATCAAACCCGCCTACAACTTGATCGCCTAGATCGCCTACCGCACCGGCCATCTGTCCAGAATAGTCCCCAAAGTCCTCACGGAATTCGGAAAGTCCGGTTTGCATGCCGGCTTGTTGTTCAATCATTTGGGCTTGGCCTTGGGCCAATTGCTCATAATATAATGCGCCAGCGTTTCCGTACTGATTAATTAGGTCTGTCATTGAGACCTGACCACTTAGTACTGCTTCCTGCAATGCGGTGCGGTCTTCTTGTGCGGCCGTGGCATTTGCTGCCATGCCTTCGTTAACACCTTCGAAACCAGTAGTAACTGTTCCTGAAAGATCATCTACTTTAGATCCAAGGCCTGCGGTGTCCTGTGAGATTCCCGCCAAAGAGGCGTCCACAGTATCAAACCGACCGCCCATATTATCGAACCCGCCCTGAGTGGTTCCTTCAAGAGTACCAATTCGGTTTTCGATGCCGGATGTATCTACGGTCTGGGTAACCACACTTGTCTGCGGTATAGAAGCGATCTGGGCAGAAATATTGGACTGTCCAGTACTTAGGGCTTCCTGATTTCCAATAATAGTACCTTGGCCATCCGACAACTGTTGCTGGTTGCTAGTTATAGTACCTTGGCCAGCCTGTAGGTCAGCCCCCACGGCGGCGGCGTTATTAAACCCTGTGTCTATACTTCCTGCAATACTTTGCTGATTGGAAGTAATAGTGTCGTACTGTTGGTCGCCTAACCCCGTTTGTACGGTAGTTGATTTTTTCTTACTCATTTTACATCCTGCCTTTATGGATTTTATCTGTGGTGTCTTTATTAACTCGGAGCCAGTGTACTTTTTGGGGTCCGTATAGTTTCTGGCAATGGTCGCTCATCTGCTTCCAAACAGGCCTAAGATGACCAAAGGGTGCCAGCATCCATATGCCCCACAACTGGTCCCCACTTTCCCTAGAGTAGTCTTCCAATGAGGGATTAAATTCCCCACGCTTAAAGGCTTCGGCCTCTTCGTCGGTGAACCAACACCACGTTGTTAATCCTGCGGGGGTTTTAAGGCCATTGGCCTTTTCCGCATAGTATAGAACAGCATGTCCCGTAGTAAGCGGATTGACGTAGTCGGCACAAAATTCTGATACAGATACTTCGTTTGAGAATTCAGTATGAGAAAAGAGGTATAAGCCGTCTAGCACTTCTTGGGGGGAGATTGGCATGACGATTTCCTTAGTTACATGACTAATTATAGCCCATAATTAAGGTAGTCTTCAAGGTGTCTTGCCACTCCCCCACAAGTATTTACGGAGCCGTAGGCCAATCGTTTTCGTCTACCATAGGCCATTCTGTGTGATCTGGCATGTCGCGCAGAGCGGTTCGATAGGTAGCCCATGCGGCTTTTGCGGTATCGCTCAGTGGCGTGTCAACTACCTGTGTCCAATCGGAATCCAGTAGGAGTTGATCCCGTAACCTACGGTTGCGCTGTGCAGCGGCTGGGATAGCCATCGCAGCGATTTCTGCGTCACGATCCTCTGCCGTCATAGGCACGATATCGCCATCTGAATTTTCCATAAACCGCATAATGTCTACAGGCTCTTCACCAGAGTCATACACAACTTGTCCAGTGGCTAGTTCTTCTGGGGCTTCATCGATATTTTTAACGGACTGAGATTTTTGATCGTCACCCATTGTAATCAAGTATAACATTTTATTCTCCTAATTATTTTTAAGCGGGGGTTCTGTCACCAAATATTTCGCCGCATTTATTGTAAAAACGAAAGAAACTCTCGTTTTGGTTGTAATTTTCATTAACAAACTCTGGAATTCTGGCTTGCTCATATACCTGAGACATCTGTAAGTCACAGACCAACTGACCTGTACCATCAAAAATAGTATGCAAATGACTGAAATAACATGAGTTCCTATGCTGTGTATGGTAGGAGAAGGCATCCCAATAAGAAAGGGTATTAGTGTGCATAAGAGCGACAGTTTTATTTGCGGGAAAAGTTACAGAAGCGCTGTCGTGGGTGTGATTGCCGCCGCCGCTTGAGGTGTTCCACCTAACATCCCAATTACTATTCTGTCGTGTGGCTTGTGAGTAGTTAATATGGTTTGGAGTGTACGCGATCAGGGTGCCACCCTCGTACCCATTTTGCCAGTAATTTGTGTAGTAGAAATGCACATTCTTTGTGATATCTGACGCAGTTGTGTTACGCACAAACATCATGTTGGTACAGTGGGGCGAATAGTCATTAGAATTACGCCCTGACGACAACTGCATGTGCATAGGACCGACAGTCCCTCTAGTTGCGTAGTGGGTACGACATGACTTAGTAAAGTTTCCGTTTTCCCTACCGTGACCGCCAAAACTATGGAATCCCATGCCATTTGGTATGCGCCACTTACTTTCTGTGGTTCTCCAATCACTGTCATAGGCGTGCCAACCTTGTCCCGAAGAGGGGTGGTTGGTGTTCCAATCATAAGACTGATGGTAGTATCTGTCCTGTATTCCGCTAATGGAAACGATGGTCTGAGAGGCTTCAGTCTCAGTAGGCATTTCTGTAGGATAAATACCAGGAGAACTTGTAGCATCACCCGTTGGAGCGCCTCCACTTTTCATTTTTTGTATTTCGTTGAGTATATAGAGGTCCATTATTCATTATCTCCAAATGCTTCACCCAAAGACTTCCAAAATGTAATTAAGTCCTGATTACCACTGTCAGAGCCAGTATAATTTGGTTGGCGATTACATAAGTAATGCTGGGTTGCTTTTAAGTCTATTTCCAGACCGCTATCCAACGTATCGTTAGTCCTATGAAAGGAGTTAGTTTCCCAAATAAGATACCCATTATTTGTGTTGGTGTAGTACATAAAGTTGGTACAAAGAGCAAAGGCTCTAGTTTGGCCTGGAGTCAGGGTAATTTGTACATCGCTCTGACCGTGCCAATTATCTGAGGTGTAACTCCAAATTGTGCTATGAGCGACCCCTGACACATTTGAGTACGCAGTATTGTTTGGGGTGTATTCAATTAAACAACTGCCATCATGTGAGTGAGTATAGCGGGTACTATGTTGCCAGTACAGATTGGCAGATACGTTGCTATCAGTAGGATTTCGTAAGAAAAGAAGCCTAGTACCAAAAGAACCGTAGTTATCGTGCCAACGGCCTATGTGCTGCATTTGGTTTATGCCGCAGTGATGGCGTAATGACCCCTGCAATTTCTGAGATGTGTTGTGCCGAGAGCGACCACCATGCGTGTGGTTGTAGATCTTGTCATCACGAGACCTATCCATTTCTTCACGACCTGCGAAGAAGATTGCCCTTCGGTCGCTAGCGCCATACTGGGCGGCTGTAGAGAAACTACCCTGTGCGTTACTACTCGCCCACTCCTGCCCGTCATATGCGTACCTAGTATTGGTGGAATACACGGTATAGAAAGGCTTCTTCCTTACATGATAGTTGTTGGTAGAAGGGTCTTTAGGGGAAATTAAGTATCCCCCAGCCACCCCGCCGCCGCCGCCTGAATTGCCATCCTTTAACTTAGACAGTTTGTTTAGTAAAAATAGGTCCGTATCCATTAAACTGTCTCCTTATCAAGTTTCGGGATATTCATAGGCGCACATCGTATACAGATGTTTAACCCGATTAGAGTACTGAAAACTGTTCCACTCACCATCTCTGGCAAGAAGGCTGGTCTTGTACATATTATAATCAGGACGAAATCCTTGGTTCCAAAGGGTTTGTAGATTATAAAAAATGTTGGTGTCTTGCCATGAGGCTACGTTGGATGAATCCTGATGATAATACATAGTATTCATGCCCAAAACGCAGATAGTCATACCATTTGTGACAGAACTCATAGAAACGGAACCGTTCCATTCTTGAGCATTGCCTGTATATGAGTCTCTAGTCCAATTCATACTAGAAACGCTGCCCTTTGCGGCACTATTGGGTTTTCCTATCCATATAGAGGCACCATCGTGACCTGATTGGTATTGAGAGGAATATCTCCCCCATACCTGCGCGGAGTTAATTGTACTCCCCGACATATTGCGAAGCCACATTATGCTGGTCCGAAAGGGGCCGTAGTCTGCGCCAGACCACTTAGTCGAATAGTGTGTCTGTGTGCCTACATGAGCGCCATCTAGGCTGTACGCTAGTGCGGGTTCAGTACCAGTAGTCCAGTTATCTAATTTATTGTTTTCAGTATACCCCGCGTGAAGACAGTCAAGAACGCCGTGTTCGGCATCCTTATCGTTATTCCCGCCGTAGGTATAAAAAGAATCATACGGGCTTCCACTAGTCCAACCCCAGTTATCAGTTTGGTTGCGGTCAGATGCGCGGGTAATTATAGGCCATGACCCGACATCATTTGGGGTTGTACCATCTAAGTCGGGGGGAAGAAACATGCTTCCAGAGGAAGCCCCTGAAGAACCCGCTCCACCTGCCTCCAATTTGTTCAGTTCGTTAAGGAGATAAAGATCCATAACAGGGTACTCCTATTTTATGAGATGTCTTCAATTGCTTCGATCAAACCGTCTGCGTCTGTGATGACGTTATATACTTTAGTGACGGGCAACCCTCCAATATCCACACTTTCGCGGAAACCTTCTAAAAAACCATCGCTGTCGTATGTAATGTTCCAGATCAGTTTTCCATTCGCTTTGATGGAAGAGAGGCGACCATCGGAATCATGCGAAATGTTTGTGGAAGAGATAGCACCGGTAAACAAAGTGGTGTCGATTTGTGCTTTTGTGTAAGAGGCTTCATCGCCTACATAAGTACTCAGGCCATCTTCAAGGCCTTGGAAACGTGCTTCAAATCCACCTTCAAATTCAGTTTGCTCTTTAGCAATGTCGCCAGCGAACTTAGTTCCATCAGTGCGAATTGACTCTATGGCGGTGTTGATAGCCGCTACCACAGTGCCATTGAGGTATGTCTCAAGACCGTCGATGAAGGCATTAACATCACCCACAACTACATCAGCGAAATTATCATTGATATGTGTTTTGAAGTCGCTTGCGATTGAATCAATTTTAGATGGGATTTCGCGCGCCAAGGTGTTTGTGAAGATACTGGTGTTGGCAGAGAAATCTGTGACTGTGATATCTGCAACTGCGGACTTGTCAGAGATAGGTGTGATTTCTACGCCGGACACGAATATTGCCGCGTTAGCAGACATAGAAGAGTGTGCTGTACAGTAATAGAACAGAGTTTCTGCGGCGTCTGAAGGCACTACAAAAGTGACCGTAGCCCCTGCGGAACCCGCTGTACCTGAACTTGTTACACCCGAGGTATACTCTGTCGAACCCGCTGCGTCAGCGGCGGTGGCAAAGCCCATTGTGTGTGTTGCGTTTGTAGCGTCAGACACATCAAAAATGTATGTGTTTCCGCGAACTAAAAATAGATTGGGGGTCTTAGCACCGTCGATTTGGTAACGGTTACCTTCAGCGTAAGCCCCAACAGTGACATCGTAATTAACCGTAGCCATTAGGTAGTTTCCTCTGCATAAAATGTTTCTAAAATGGTGTCCCCAAATGCCTCTAGGGTTCTTTCACCGACTTGGACTTGACCGTGCCAATCGATATTTTCTGAGTCTTTGTGTCTAATTTTCCACCACGCTTCGGACCCAAAGGGGACACGTCCGTAGGAGATCGCGCGGACAACGTACATCATGTCATCATCTGCAAGAGACGAATCCATTACAGTAGAAGCCGCTCCAACGAGTTTCTCTACCAGTTCGTCGTAGCCAGAGACCTTGGCTTCATCGTCCATAATCTCTAGTGCCTTAACAACTACGATCACGTCGCGTGTTGTTGGACTGTCGAGCATACCGGATAGCGTTGTCAGTGCCTTTACGGCTGTAGATTGCTTTAGGTTCCAGTATGCGAGTGTTTTATCTGCCATTTTAAATCAAACTCCCAATCAGGCGTTGCGCGTACTGAGAAGAGTCGTACAAGTTGGAAATTTCCCCTGCCTTCTGTACCGCGATGTTTTCGCTTAGTTGTGCCGAATCCCGTGCCGCTTCGGCCTCATCTCGGAATTGCTCTGTTTCGTTTCGATACCCAAGAGTGGTGACCATGTACCCCTGAGTGGTGTCCCGAGCGACAATTGCCGCGTCTAGGTCTGCTTGGATGCCATCCTCGGACTCGCTAAGAATTGCGTTGAAGTATGACAGGCTCAAAGCATCTGAGGGGTCTACCGGATCTGCTACGTTTGATACTCGGGTGTTACTTGCATCCACCGGCCCTGTATGGGATCCGGTAGTGTTGCCCGTAAGATTTCCTACTACGTCTCCGACTAAATTACCGCTGACATTACCTACTAGGTCGCCCGTCACATTTCCGGTCAGATCGCCGGCGAACGTAGCGGTGACATCGGTTGCCGTTAGGCTGGTAGCAGTCACTGCACCGAATGTAGAAGTCCCTGTGGATGTGACGTCCCCTGTTAGGTCGCCTGTTACAGATCCAACAAAGTTTGCGTCTGTGCCGTCTGTGCCATTTTCAAGTACTTTGGCTAGGCCATCAGAGGAATAAATGTCACCAGTAAAGTCGCCTACAACGTTACCTGTTATGCTACCCTGTAAGTCACCTACAAACCCTGTAGTAGCGGTTATTGTAGTACCTGTTACATTTGCGGGAGTGACAGAACCGACTATACCATCGAACGCCGAAGCACTAATTGATCCTGTAAGGAATATATCACGGAAGGCTTTGTCTGTCGAGCCTAAATCTACTGTACCCGTTATTTGTGGAGACCAAGTAGACTGCGGAGACACGGAGGCAATTTCGTGCCAAATAGCCGATCCGACTGTTTGATCCATGCAAACAAATACACGATTTGTAGCGTTGTTTAGCCAGATGGATCCTCGGGAATACCCCGAGTTTGCGTCGTCTAATTCTGTCGGATTAATTACAGTGTCTACATTATTAAGACCGCCTACACCACCGTTAACTGCGGGCAGGTAACCATTAATAGACGTGGTAAGTTCGATCTTTGGGCCGCTGCCCACAGACCCGTCGTGTGTGTGTCCCTGATCACCAGAAAAGGCTAGTTGGACTTGGTTTAATTCTGCGTTAATTGGTGGCGCTGTAATATTCTCGCCATTAACAATATCCGCTACGGACTGTCGTGTATATCCCGCCATTTATCGTCTCCCTGCTACAGAGAATTCAAAAACAATTCCCTGAATACTGTGTGGAAAGTTTTCACCTATGGTCACATAGGTAACTTTCGTCGCGTAGCCGGACCCCTGAACATCCGTGACCATGATGGGTTTTTCATTACCGCCGTATTTTACGTTAGTTCCGCCGTAAACAATGTTACGTCCGTTAAAGATAACGGGAGCGCCCTCACTGGACTGTGCGTATGAGGGGGGCTTCGCGGTGGATGTGTCGTTCCAATCGTACTGGACTGAGACGTTCATCGTGAGTGGGCCTTCTGACCGCACAAACGTGTTAATTTTACGAAGTATTTTACGGACTTCTGTGTCGCCAAAATCGTAGTAAGGAGTGGAGTATATACCTAGAATTCCGTTACCATCGAAAGTGTTCCCGACTTCTTGTCGATAAACTATTCCGTTGTAATCCCCGTGGAGAACAAACTCGCTCCGACCAATATATCCGGACGTTGCACAGGATGAGCGTATCCCTAAAAGTTCTCCAAACTCCCAACCCAGTTTTTGGTCAGATGTACGCAACCCACCAATGATACCCATGCTGTCTAGTTGCTGTAAGGTGTCATCGCCTACAAAATACCGTAGTTGCGATTTAGTCCTAATAACGACGCCCGTAAGAAGTTTGTCTAGATCGTAGTCTACTGGGAGATCTACAAGAATAGATTGGATAGACTTAGAAATAGTCTCCAATTCTACATCACCGATTTTTGCAGTTCCGGCCACCGGACGTATGCCATCAGGTGCTAGAAAGACTAGATCACCACCAATTTCTAGAACTGAGTTTGCGGCAATACAACCAACATTCGACGTGACCTGATCCAGTACGAATCCTGCCGTCAGTTCTGCCGATACTCGCTTAATAGCGTTGCTACCGAACACAAACAAATTGTCTCTGAATGGCTTAAACTGTACCACGTCGAAACCAACATTGAGTTGTCCTGCGCCCGCCGCCGCAGTCCAGTTGTACGGGTCTTCTGGGGCAGAGTGTACAATTACAGCCTGAGACCCCACGTCGCCCCCGACAAACAGGTGATTTTCAAATACGTCAACTAGGCTAGGTCTAGAAACGATTTGGTCACCGCCGGCACTTTCGGCAGTACCCGTGCCGCCTACAGTAATTTCAGCCCAATCTGTTCCGTCGAATACAAGCGCAGGATTAACCCCATCTACAAATGCGATTTTATTCCCGTCACCGAAGTTAAATGACACAAACCGGATAGTCTCTACAGTACGAAATACGCCGTCTGTGGTTGCCCGTGTAGGTGCGGTTGTGTACTTTACCCACCCTACGAGTTCTAGGTATCGGTATATAGAATATGTGTCAGCGCCGGTGTCTTTGCGGGCTGATATGATGATTGATTTATCAAAGTTATCGTCTCTAAATACAGCAACGCAGAGTACTTTCCCCTCTGCATCATCACCACCTACTTCTGGATAATCGGCATCTAAACGTTCGTATCCGTTTATACGACGGTATCCGCCATACAAACTCACCTCATAATTAACTAGGCGGGTTGCAGAACCTGGGAGGTTCTCCGCTAAGTCGAGGTGATTTTCATTAGAGTTTAATCCACCTTGAGAAATAACTTTGTAGGACTCAATGCGATCTGCCATTAGTAGGCTTTCCGTGTATCGGAGATATATTCGTAATTGTTAATGTACAGCGTCTGTAAATTCTTTAGACCCTGATCAAATATCATTTTAGCAATCTGCGCTGCCTCAACGTTATCTTTGAACATGTACATGTGCATCAGAGCGCCATCTACGACGACACTAGTAAAAGAAGAGGGTATGCGAGTTTCGTCGTTATACGCATTCAAATCTGCGTAATTAAGAAAGTATCTAAAGCGGATCAGGTATGCTTTGCTAGGAGACGGGGAGACCCCAAAACCGCTGCCGTGTGTAGGGAAAACGAAGATGGGTTTTCCTCGGCCCGCAGTGCCTGCGCTGTTATCATCGTCACGGTACTTTTTGTAGTACTCATCACGGTCAATATAAGTAAGTTTTTTATAATCGTTAGTGCCATCACCGTTATTCTCAATAACTTGAAATGACTCGTAATCGACTACTTTAAAGAATTCTGGCCAATCATAATCGACACGTCCTATTACCAATGTCTCGGAGTGTTCTGCGGCGTTGAACGGCCACTCGAACTCACTCTGGCCAATCGAAGCAATAGAAGCCTTTACAGCGTCTTTAACTAAAGCCTGAACACCCCTAGCACCTTCGAACCCCGAAGCGGACAGTTCAACTTCATTCAACCGGCGTAACACCTGATTGCATAGATCTAGAAAGGTAGCGGGCATGAAAGTATCCTAAAACTAAGAGGGGGGCCAGCCGAAGCCAGCCCCGCTTTTGTACGATTTAGGCAACGTTGTAAGACGCAACCATCAAAGACTCGGGGCGCAGAATCTTGCGACCGAAGAGGTTGAGACCACGAACAACGTCTGCAAAGGTATCCGGTGAACGGAATGCTTCCGTTTTGGAGATTTGCTGTGCTGTTGCACATGCTGCCATGTGACCGCCCAAGACCATGCCCATGTTAGTTGTGCTACCATCGGCGTCTGTTGTGCCTGCACCTGTACCGAGGTACGGCAGGTTGTTAGACTTGTAGAGTTTGAAGCCACGGATGAGGCCTGCAACTACACGACCATTACGAAGAATGTCGCCAGCGTCTTGATTTCCAGCGTAATCATTAGAAATCAGTTTGCTGTTTTCGTCTTGCAACAGTTCGTAAAACACTGGATCTGCTACAAAATAACGATCCTCTGTAGGTACGTTTGCTTGATCCATGCGACGTGCCATGCGGTTAAGCAAAGCCAATGGAGACACAACGCCTGTACCACCGCCAGCGGCGAGAGGAATGGAGTTATCATCAGTACCACCGAAGTCGCCGGCATGAAGTTTGTTGCCTGCAAGCAACTCATCTGCGTCGGCAGCGGCGTCTGCTTTGTCACCAGCCGGAGCGGTGCGCGCAACCCATGCGGAACCATTCCACTCATGGCCTGTCATGTAACCCAATACGTTCTTGTCGAACGCATCTTTCAGATTATATGCAGCATTATCAGTGGCTAAGTCGATAAAATTGACGTGTGAGTGTTTTGACTCAATGTCATCGACTTGGAATTGAAACGCATTGGCTTCAGAGACGATGAGAGAAAAGTCTTCATCTACAAGATTTTGCGAACTCATTGCTGTGCCGCGCTTATAGTCCACCACGTCTACCGTTGGCTCTTTGACGATGCGAACTGAATCGCCCATGTTACTGATTTCGCCCATATAATCCGTATTTGTGATCGCTTCACAGATGGATTCCTTGCGAAGAGCAAGTTGGACTTTTTTGGAATAAATTACGGCCGAAAACGAGCCATTTGGCAAGTTGCCGTAACCGGATGCTTTTGGAAATGCCATATTAAGTTCTCCTTCAATGGCGTTGACAAGGACCGCAGGAATTGCGGTTTTGCTAAAACCAGAAGGCGACGAATTAAGGGCAGTAGTTCAAAGGGGTGCTATGACACTCAGTAAAATAGGATACGCCCATTTTTCATGTGTAGTCACAGGGCCGATTGACTCTGGTAAACTTATTGTCAAATCTTCTGTGGGGTGAGTAAGATTGTTGGGGGTAGGCTAATGCGGCCTCAACATCTCAAGGTCCAGAGGACCATAGAAACCATTAGAAAATAGGTACTATAGGAGTAATTATAACACGCAACTAATGGTTTCTACAATAGGCAATTATCGTGCTGCGCCGGACAGATCATATGTGAACTGGCCTTTACGCATTGCGTCCATAATTGCATCTTCGTTTTTCTCATATTCCGCGTCTGTCATATTAGACACAACGCTCTCTGAGAATTTTGCACGTCCCCCGCTAGGTGCGGAAGTAGAAGTTCTTCCTACAGATTGTGCAGCGGAAGTAGGGGATGCCTTCTTAGTCGTTATCCCTTTGTCTTGCTTAAAGAGATCGATCGCACGGGAAGCCGCGCGGGCATCTGTACTATTTTTGTATAAGGCGTCCTGAACCCAAGAAGGTTGCTCAGACACCCAATCGTGAAACTCTTTTGATGAACGAATACGATCAAAGTCTGGGTGCATGCCCTTTAGTTCGTTTTCGGCTTTTTCCCTATGAATTTGATACTCAAGTTTCTCCAATTTCTGGATCTTCTTTTCACCTATTTCGAGCGCCTCATTGGCGCGCTTACGGGCAATTGTATCAATAATTTTACTGACTTCGGGGTATCGATTACTCCATTCATCAATCTCCGCGTCTGTTTTTGGGAAGCGGATTTGTTGTTTGGTAGCGGATTCTAGTTGATCCTTTAGGCGATCAATCTCTTCGTCTTTCTGAGACTGAAGGCCTTGCATATGCCGGCGAAGATCTCCGTATCGTTTTTTAAAGGAAGTCTCTTCAGTGTCATTTGCCACGGGGATTTGCGGAGCCTGTCCTTGAGTTTGATTTAGTTCTTGCTCAAGACTTTCCGTTTGGTTGCTACTATATTTAGCCATTTTAAGTGTTCTCATATGTTTTCGGGGGCCGCGCAGGGTGGCCCAAAAACTCCCTACTTAGGGTTTTGGAAAATCAGTAAAACCTGTTCATCCCCGACTGTGTATTGACCGCTCTCTTCGGTTGGGTATGCCTCAACACCTTCTGAATCCTCTGCCGAAAGAGGATATTCTTCTTCGACTACTTCGACGGTAGGTTCGTCAACGTCTTGACCGTCTCCGCGATCTTCGTCTGCGCTTCCATAGTCGTCTTTGTCCATTCCAGAACAATATTCGCAGTCTGTTTTACCACATCCGCATACTGTTCCATCATCAGGTCCGTTTTCATCTTGTACTCCTTTTATTTGGCCTACAGAGGCCATTGCCATTAGACCAACTCGGGCCTCGTTATACATGCCCATAATGTGCTTGAGGCCATGCCATGTGACGACATCTGCGGGCAGAACAAACTCCCCTTCAGATAGAGCCGCCGGTATATCGTCCCGTACATTCTGCGCGGTAGAACCAACGGGAATAGGGTTACCTGAAACAGGGTCGTAACCAATCACCCCAGATGGAGCCATCATGCCTGCGGATGCCATCCCACCGTGGCTCATGCTGAGAAGATCTAGGCCGTTGCCTTTAACCTCTTCGGTGTCGGGCAATTTTGCAGTTTTAGGATTTTCTTGATCATCCATTTCAGGAAGACGGCTAGTACGCGCTGAATCAATTCGCTTTCGCTCTTGGGGGGTACTAATAATTTCATTTGTTTCGTCGTACAAATCACGACGAGTTGCCGTAACTTTTGCCGCATCAAAATCTCGGTCACCCGCAACTTTACGGGTTTCTTCTACAGACATTTTTTGGGCGGTTGCCGCCTCTTTTTTTTCTTCTTTACTGCGCAACTTCGAAAGTGCGCCACCGGCTGAAAATTGTGCCACTTCGTAAGGCTCCTTGTCATTATCCACGCTGTAGTCAATGCTAATGTTGTGGGAAAAGTCCGTGTCATATACCGGCTCTTGGTCCCCGTACCCGCGGTAAAAAGTATGCTTCCCAATAACTTTTGGGTCTGGGCCAGAAAACTGTGTGCCACGGGATTTGGTAATCTTAGAGTTTTGAAAAAAGGTACGGCCGTCCGTAGGATCTTCGCCCAATTGTATGTAGTCGGCAAACTCGTTTAGTCCCCTTTGGAGATCGTCCTCTGGAACTGGAATTTTGTCTGCGCTTGCGTACTTCTGCACCGGCTCAAATTCATCGTTCAGTACTTCTTGGATTGTATTGCCAAAACGATCTGAGGCTAGACGATTAAGTATAACGCCTCTAACAGCGTCACGGCCTGCGGTCCCCTCTGTATTCGCTTCACCCCAAACTACTCGCTCAATGCGCTCAAGATCTTTTCCAGATATTACTGTCTTGGGTCTCGCTTTTGGTCGCGGTGAAGTATCCATGTTAGGCTTTTTTCCATGTATGTATTGGGGGTAGGCCAATCTCGAAACTGTCTGCGTCTCGGAGTACGCACAACAGGTCGCTGGCAATAGAATAGCGAGGCTTGTCAGTATCGCTAACGCCGGTTCTATGGGCTGTTTTAGATGGGAATATGAGTAAATCGTCGTCGGTCACATCAAGAGGTATCTCTGCCATTGTGTGCGAGGCACCCGTTTTAATAATCCCTTTATCGTAGTACTCATGCCTAAACATACCCTCTACAATTTCGTTTTGATGATTATCCGTAGCCAAGCAAAACGCCCCTGAGTTAGTTGGGACTTTTGGGTAATACACCACGCTAAAGTGTGATTGTTCGTGGCGGTGATAATCAATCTGTCGTCCCTTAGTCTGTCGGGATGCCCAGGATCTAGTGTAGTAGTAATCGAACGTCTGAGTGTTGATATTAAGTTGATCTATGTATCTACGAACATGGTCCCCAATAAGACCAAACAGGCGCTGGTATACGGGGTGATTATGCAACTCATGGAAACCATGCACGTCGCCTGTCCAAGTGCTAGTCTCGTTAGTTTCATCCTTGGACGACACAGAAGCATCAATGCTTTCTACAATCTGTTCTCGCTCAGTTTCCGATAAACCGGCTTTTGCGGAATAAACAGACAGAGGCATGAAGTGTAAGAGGTTACTCTGAGCCATTTTCGGACCCCTCAATAACTTCTTCTCTGAGGTGTAGTAGCCTGCGCAATTCAGAAATTGCACCTTGTATCTCACTAATACGCCCCGCATCTTTCGTCTTTTCTAGATTATTGCGGTGGTCTTCTATCTTATCTGATACTACTCCCAGAAAAGACGAATATACTTCCGTACTATTTACGAAAATTAGCGCCTTACGGGCCTGTGATTTTAACATGTATTAGCCTTGTGGTGGTTGCTCTGGTTGACCCCCGTTTGCTCCCCCACCCGCTCCCGAGAAACCCGCTGCACTAGGTTCTGGGGCGGCTCCTGCCGCTATAACACCGCCACCATTACCCGTCGGGTCTTGTGGATTTGGTGCGCCCCCCTGTGGGGCCGGCTGCGGTGCCTCTTGTGGCATTGCTGCGGCAAACTGTGCCATCATCTTAGCCTGTAACGCCGCTTCTCTCGGATCGTTTAATATTTTTTCTTCGTCAAGGTCCATTGACGTTGCGATCTCTCGGAGAATGTAATCAAATTTTACAAATGGTGCCATAACTGGATTGGCGGACATCTGCATGAATTGTAAGAGCCGCTGAGAGCGAACTTCATTACGCATCAGGCTTTCTGTACCCTTTGAAACAACCTCTAGGTCGCCGTTTGTATCAGGGTCGAAACGGAATTGCATATTAAAGGCAAACATGGATCTTCCGAGCGGGCCTAACATGTAATCGTCAATATTTTTGACAACAGATTTAATACTTTGTGCCGCAGCCCCCATGAGCATACTCATTCCTGACGCGGTACGTCCCGTAGACATAATACCGGTCTGTCCGTGAGAGTAAGACGGCATACCTGTGCTTTCATCCGCAAGTTGGCGCGACTTATCAAACATCATAAGCAATTCTTGGCTAACGTTCTGAAACTTAGTCGAAAAAATGCTCTGTCCTGGGGCACCCGCCTGTCTCCGGAACACTTTTCCTGGGTACACATCCATTGATTGTCCTGGGACCAAATTGGTTTCATCAATTTCAATAAGCAGGTTGCCGGACAGGGCAGCATTGTCCACCGCCATCCTCATAAACCCGTTACATAGCAACTGGGTATCGTGCATATTCTCTGCAATACCAACCCCAAAGAATGAATACGGGTTAGCCTCATAAGGCGCTGCGTGATACGGGATACGGGCGGGAACAAAGGGGTTTATTACAAGACGTAAGGTTTGGCCATTACAGATCCAAGCATTCACTTGAACCTCTCCATTTTCACTCAAGTTTTCAGGGAGATCTAGACCGGCCTCTTCGGCAATCTCAGGGTCCATGTATCCCCAGAATTCAAGCACTTCAAAACGCTCGGTATCGCCACGGGATGCACTGTCTTCCAGTACATTCTCCCAATATTCTTCTTGGTAGTTTGGTCCGTACTCAATTGCTATATCGATAGACTCTTCTCGGAACATTGGACGGCGTTTAAGGCCGCGCAGTTGGCTGCGGGACATGCGATGACGATGCACGACATAGTCTGCTTCGCTCATAGAACGGGCTTCCGGATCAGGGTAGAAGTCCCATACGGAGCAATGCTCTACTTTTGCTATAGTCTCGAATAGAGGGTCGTATTCACCTTCTGCGTTCCACCGCGGATACTCTTTGTTGTGCGCAAACGGACCCTTGATGATCCCCGTTCCAAAAAGAGCCATCTCGAAAGCCATAGAGCGTAGATGCTTACTTGCTTCGCTCTCTTCTAGTTGGTCGTGGATGCGCTTTTCCATTTTTTGCGCAGCCAATTTGGCAGGCTCAAAGGTAATATCGCCTTGGTTCTTGCCTACGCCTTCTTTCACCTCATCAGCATACTCTGATAGGGCCGCTTGGTAGGGTCCAAGAAGTTCTTTCCTAGATACGGTGGTAGAGCGTTTCTTTTCCGGAGCGCCTTCCTTGGGGGTGCCAGCAATGTGGATAGCATCTGCAACACTGTTAGGAATTGTAGTTGCCTCAACACCTATTGGAAACTTCCCGCCAGCAAACAAAACGTCAGTCATTTGGGCATATGCTGCCAAAACCTTAGTCTTGGTGATTTTAACAAAAGCCTTAGACTTTTCCTTTTCGGTGAATTGCACCTCGGGTCCGTATATACCGCGATAGTTGCGGTAGTTCATTAACCAGCGGTCTTCGTCTTCTGACCTAGCAGTTTTAGACCGCGTAAAGCGGCTCTCTACCCAAGATACTAACTCAGACAGTTCACGGTTTTCTTGGTCTACGTTACTTCCCTCTTCTGCGTACAGAATTGGATCGTCCGTGGAATCAAGATTTAGTTCTTCTGGTCTAGGTACTAGGGCCATGTATTAATATCCGAATACTGAGTCTGAGGGTGTCCAACTTTGTGTAGTTGTTCCAAATTCCTCAAAGATTGATTTAGAGCGAGGCCGCGACATTACTGCGTATCTAACGGAGTCGTATGTGTGATCGCTTTGGTATCTTGGATCGATGTCGTCCGTACCTTTGGGATCAGATGGAATTGTGGGTAGATCTGAGATTATCTGCCGGCAATTGTTGAAAAATACCAAACCAGCCTTGCCACTATCTTCATCTATTTTTAATACTTCATGTAGCCTATTTTTTCCGGCCACCCGCGCTCCTGCGGATCTATCGGAAGGTCGCCATCGACAACCCATAGAAACCATTTCTTCTGCAATAGATGGGCCTATCTGACCTCGGTTATGCCAACAAGATGAATCTAATATTCCGTAGGCTATATCGTCACCTACTTCGGCTTGCATTACCGCTTTTGCTAAGTCTCTACCAGTGTGCTTAGTTAAGTACAACTCCCTATAGCATATCAAAGTTTCATACGCGGGGTCAATAGCGAACCAATGAACAGCCGAGTAACTAGAGTACCCATAGTCACAACTCCTAAAACGCCTCCACTCAGGGGGTATATCAAAGGGTTCTATGACGTGGTCTTTTTCCCTAAACTCAGAGAATGCTGCACCTTCAGCGATTGACCAATCACCTTCAAGAAGTTGTCGGCGTTGCATCTCTGGTAGGGATAGTAGGTTCGCTTCGTACTGCCCGTCTTTCGCTAAATAGGGGTTATCATGCAGGCTGGCAGGAATAAATCTACGATGAAATAGAGGCTGTCCTGCTTTTGGGCTACCCTCTGGATATACCATAGGAAGACCTGTTTCTAGGTCAGTTGCTGCGAATGCTTGGTTAGCGGGAGCGGGTTCAATAAACATGCGCCGAACCCATTGATGGCCTGGGCCACCCGGATTTGTCGTCGCGCGAATGAACGTTGGAAGCGTAGGATCCGTGGTTCTCAAGCGACTCCGCATATAATCTAGGGCGAAACTTGTGGGGTGTTGCGTCAACTCATCGAAGGCAATGTAAGAGAAGGCTTGCCCCTGATAACGTAACACGTCTTGGTCGCGTTCGAGGTAGGTAAGCCATAGCCTAGCACCGCTTGGGAACACCCATTGTGATTTCTTTTCTTGCCACTTAGCCCCAGCAAATGCTTTTGGGTAAAGTTCCTGCGTTTTCCAGATGATCTCACGAAGTTCGTCGGTGGTACGCCGTAGTATTAACCCATTGAAATTAGCGTTAGAAAAGTACCTCATCGGGTCTGCGATCAGGGCCATAGTTTTTCCACCGCCGGCGCTTCCACCATATAGGACTTCACGCTCACTCGCGGCTAAAAACTCCGTTTGCGGACCCGCATTTGGCTTAAATATAACTTCAGCCTGTTCCGGTTGTGCATCGAAGTTTAGACTGTCAGAAAAAGATACAGGATTTTCGTCGTCCTGAATGCGCTGCTTAACTTTCTTCTCTGTCAAAGTTAAACGTCGTCGGGCCTGCGCCAGTTGTGTCCTAAGAGCGGCCTCTTCTTTTTCTTGTTTTGTCTTAGGTTTGCGTTTCCGCTTTGCTTTTTCGAGTTCTTTGACTCGCACAGTCTTGTCAGAACCTTTGCGGTGGCTCTTCCATATATTCGACAGTGCCTGATGGGATACGCTACGACCTAACTTAGAGGCTACCCATTCGGCAGTTTTCCTCAGAGAATGACCACTATCCAGATAGGTGAACGCTTCTTCGAGAAACACTACCTGATCTGGGTCTGGGACAAGTATTAACGGATCATCCGTGCTAGGAATGTAGCCTATGGCTACTTTAGCAGTAGGATTAACTCGTTTTTTGTTAGGCCAAGTTGTCGTCTGGTTCGTCATTGGTTACCTGTTTTGGTGGCATGATAAAGATACCCCCCTCTGGCCCCTTGACTTCGACTTGCTCTTTTTTCACGATCCCCGTGCGATCCAAGATTTCCCGTGCAGCCGACACGGAATTACGCGCACCCATCGCGCTTGGATCGTCTAGAACACCAATAATACCAAAGGCCGCTTTAGGAGCGTTCATTGCAAGTATCATTGTGGCGCGTTCCATAATTTCTTCGCGTAGTTTTCCTACGACTTCTGCCTGCTTGGTCTGGCTAGAGTACCCCGCAAGGTTCATCGCCTCGCGTATATTCCCTCGGGCAGGCCCAGAAAGCGCGTCCAAAAAAGCCAGTTGCTTTTCAGTGTACTCTTTTGTTTCTTTAGTCATGGGCGGAATATCCAAAATACGGCCCCTACTGAGGCGGTTAAAACGATCCAGAAAATACGCTCAAAGAAACGAATGACGTGGCCGCGGCCGGAAGAAATGTCTTCGAGTTTTCCTACCCGCCCTTCCAAGCGATCTGCCGATTTGTCACTTTTGTCCATACGATTAAAGAGCGTAATCATACGTTCCTCAATCCTTGCTAAAGACACGACGGCCTCAGACAGCCGGTCAATCTTTTCTTCCAGCCTGTCAAAGCGGTGTTCGTCGGTCATTTACCATCTACCCTTGTATACACCTAATCCGTAGATAAATGCGCCACATAATCCGATAGCAATGCTCATAACGATGACGCACAAGATACCATCTATGATCTTACCCGCCGTCTCTGCCTTACGGTATTCGGTCCGTTTTTTCTGTTCCCTCATCTGTCTGAGGGTATCTTTATATTCTCGCAAACCAGAGGGTCCATATACAAAACTAATGGTTGATTCTAACTCTTTTTTGATCTCCATAGCCCGCCTTTTGGCACTGAACGCCGTGGCGGCTCGTTCCTCTAGGGAACCACTAAATCGATCAACGAAGTTAGGATTTTTCGCGCGGCGTTCCGCCTCGTTAATATCGGCCCAAGAACCTGCAAACTTTGCAAGAGCCTGTGTCCCATCCCTACCTGCATTAACTAGATTTTTAAATTGCGAAACCGCAGCCGACGCTGCTGCCAGCGCCGTCAATGGGTCTATCATTTGCCCTACCCCCCATAGGTAAAAGACACCCTATTATTTTTTTGTTTTTTTCTTTTTGCTGTTAGGATGCCCAGCCTTCATTTCGGCGTAAGATTTATTACTAACCGTTGTTTTTTTCTTCGAGCGGCTGGTGCCGGCTTTTTTACGTTTGTTAATGTTATCTACTAAAGACATTGTTTTACCACTTCTTGCATGACCAATACCGCGCAGAAAATTTGTCCTTCGCCGTGTCACAGTTGTGACGCGCACGGAAAGACTTACGCCGTTCGGGGCTATCTGCCTTGATTTCCATATTCTGGTCCCCAAAGCGAACGAGTTTGATCTCGTTATCTTTCTTGGCAAGAACCGCAAATTTTTTGGATGCCTTAGGGGTACGCTTTGGCTTATTGTAGCCAGAGAATGTTTCGCCCCGATAATCTAGACGACCGCTAGGCGTCCGTTTTACATCCTTGGTCGTAGCCATAGATAGTGGCCCTCACTTCTCCGCGCGTAATGCCGATATCCCGAAGTTGTTTTTCGGTCATCATTTGTAAAAGCATGTAGTCTGCGCGTTTTTGTTGATATTCACAGAATTTTACGAATAAACGTTTGAACCATAATTTCATTATACACTCCTTGCTATGGTATTAACAAGAGGCATTATAACATCCACTAAGCGTAGGCAGATCTGCTAAGTAGGAATACCCGCTAGTCTCTTCGGGTAATTAGCGTAACAGTCCTGTTTAAAACCCAACGCAAGGCCGCGTAAAATCGCGTCTTCATGGGCCGCTCAATGTCTAGAAAGAGAACAATACGATAATCTTCGGTGTTGTTGATGACAGAATGCTCGAACGTATCGTCAAAGAACATTGCTTCGCCATCTTTCCACCACGCCGCGTGACCCGCCACTGTAATTGCGCATTCGGGACTGTTTGGGGTCTTGATGCCTAGCAAACATCTGTAAGATCCCGCCCATGGGCCAGAGTGAGGCTTGATTACCGCATGCGGCTTCAAAATAGAAACCATTGCTAGTCTAATATCTTTGTGACGCTCTATTATGCCTACCGTCTTGGGGCAGGACGCAAGAGCATCTTTAAAAGGTTTTGAGTACCACTTTAAATAGACGCGGTCCCATAGCCCATCATCTGTTATATCGTCTTCGAAAAACAGATCGCCTTGTATGGACCTTGAGCCGCGGCTTGCTTCGAGTAATTCATCTCGAACGTGATCAAAATTATCTAGTAACTCGCATACTCCGGCGTGATCTTTAAGTTCGTCGTTCAGAAAAGGCTTGTACGGGTACTTGCCGTTCTTAACCAGGAGATCACAGAGACGCATAGTCAATAAGTCAAACAGATCGCTATTAAATAGTCTTTCTATCAAAGCCATACTACGCTGGCTCTCCAACAGATACTTTAATGCAGAAAGCGTTACGGTAAGTAGCCGCATATTTCATATGCTCTTTCACCCCACCTTCGAGAACAGCCTCACATATTTCTATGTCGGTAAACGTGGAGGGGTGCTTTATGATATGACAGGTATTTATGTCAGAACTGGCGCACAAAACTATGATGGCGGCATACAGCAACTACTTCTTTTTCTTATTTGCGTAGCCACCCTTGGAGTAGCCCGCCTTCGGGTCTTTAATTTTATTGACATCGATGCCATTGCCACTAACAGCCATGTAACCACCCTGCGCGGCCTTAACAGACGCACCACAATTGGACTTTTCGACTTTTGCGGACTTATACTTTGCGTTCATTTTCATTTATCACCTGTTGTGCTTGAGGGTTCGGACAATGTCCTTTACCACTCCGTTATCCTCTCGGGTTCTCTCCTCAGTATTGTCACTAAAGAAATCCGAGTAGCCGGTGAACGTCTGTGCGTTTCTCTCAGCCTGCGATTTTGTTATTAACCCCTCTTCAACCAGCAATTCTCGGACCCGCTCTAGTTTGAGGCGTTGTCCAGTGTGGGCTTCTATAGCGGCCCGAATGTAGTGAAGGTTTATGGAGTATTTGTCTTGGAAGATTGTGTTCTTCTTAGTCATTACCTGACCCAATAAAATTATTATATCTTAGTGTACGGAGTAAAGTCAACAGTTAGGGGTTGCCAGATTAGCATATCCATGCTAAAATCAGGATACGTTCCTGAGTGGTCCTATATATAAAACCTACTGCCTAGCCCTTCACTTGTTGGAGGGTTTTTTGCATTTCAAAGGGGCTAAAATCGCCGGCATCCAAATAGTATTTCCTATTGGCATACTGATCGACTTCGGACCTAGGCTTGAAGACCACCAACTGGGTGCTGAGATCAACGAAAGCATACCAATCTGCCTTAGTCCGCTTAATGTCGTAGTTTGCGCGTGGTGTTTTAGATGCTGCGGAAGGATAGATGGGCTTCGAGGCAGTCTTAACCTCCAGAGTGAACAGACTATCATCAGGGCGACGACAAAAGATGTCAGTACCACGACGATCTACAATCGTGCATTCTATACCCTCACGTTCGAGCAAGTACGCAACGAAGTATTCCCCTATCCGCCCCTTAGTAGTGCTATTTGTAGGACTATCATCATAGGGCATCCACATCCCCTTCATCCAGATAGGACTCGGGGTAGGTGCCTTCTCCGTTAACTAGGTCTTCATGCCTCTCAGCGACCTCTAATACCCGCTCAGAAGCACCGCGCAGAGCATGCCCTAGGCGATACATCTCACCATACCCTTCACGGGTAAGATCATCCGAGTAATACTCTAGGACGCCGGTAATAATCTCAGTGAATGGGGTCCGAACCTCAATGGGATCATCGTCAACATCTTCATAGACCAGCGTAACGACGTTCAGTACGCCATGAGAATCCATTTCAATGTCATTTTCGATGTCTACATCGACGTTAATCTTAATAGTATGCCCGTTATCGGTCATGTGTTTAAATCCTACACGATGGCGACCACTCCATTCCGTTAAATCTATATGTCTAACAGCCTCATGTCAACTATTAGTGTACATAACTAGTGGATATAGTGCCTAGGAAGACCGTGGGTAGACAATATTGTAAATACTAGCCCCCGAAATGTACAAAAGCAGTCCTCGAAGTTGACACTTTTAGTCCCACCGCCCCCAGACGCACCCAAACACCCCGCTAGTTTACAGTACCCATTTTCCCATCTCTGGTCAGTGTTGTATACGATAACGTACCCACCCCCCCATGGCACCCGCCGGCCCCCTATCGCTCCCGATCGCCACCCAAAAGCCATATAAATAAGGGGTTTGGATCAATCGTAGCCAATAAAGCAATTGTTTTAGAGGTCACGGAAAAAACGCGGATAAAAGAAAAGAAAAAACGCAATAAATCCAAAGCCGGCCGCATAACTTTATCTTATGGGAACGCCAAGCGATCGCAAATTTGAGCCGATTAACGCGCAAAAAAATAGCGGTGACGAATTCGTTAAGGCGGTGCGCGTCGTCGTTGCGTGTACCATTTGGCGCGTTCTGCTGCGTCGATCGCGGGCAGGTTGTGTGTCGATCGATCACGCGCGGCGTTGTGGGGCGATTTAAAGGGGCTTTCGTCCGCGTCCGCTATCCTAGGTGCCGGCGATCACAAGCGACGTTGTGCGGCGTTGTTTGGGGGCTTTATCGTGCGGCATTGTTCGCGATCGGTCACGCAAAGGCGCAAAGCGATTAGGCAAAAGAAAACCCCGCACAAGGCGGGGCAATCAATCGTGATTTGTGGGCGGTTATTGGTGGTCGATCACGTCGTCGATGCGATTGATATAAACGGCCATGGCATAGGACAAATGGCGCAAAGGCGCGTCCGCCGCAACGTCTCTGATATCCACGCCGGTCATATCTTTGACGGACCAATTGCCCGCCGCCGGTTGTTTGGGTTGTGGGTCGATCGGATCCGCGGCTGTGATCGCGTGGGATTGCGTTCGGGCGTCCTGCCCTATCAATTCCCAAATGCGCAACGTGAGCGGCCCGAGCATGTCCTGCATCGCCGGTTTGCCTGCGCGATTTGATTGGCGCGAGTGCTCCAATAGGTCCAAAATATCCAACATTTTTTGAACCCGTTTCGCGTTTGTTGGCGTTTGAAAATTTGCCATGATCAAGCCCCCTTCACTTCGTTTGCGCGACGTTGCATCGCTTGTTTGCGGATCGCGGTATATTTTGCCTCGGCCGTCAAAAGCCCCTCAAAAACCGCCTCAAGTAATTCAACCGCGGCTTCTACCTCGTCGGGGTTGTCCGTTAGCGTTTCCTCAAAGCCTTCGGCGTCAAGGCAATCTTGCGCGAATATGAATTTATCCGGCGTCGCCTTCCATGCGATCGCGTTCTCCATTGTGCCTGCCAAGGCGATAAAATTTGCCATGATCAAGCCCCCTTCAATTGGTTCAAGTTAATTTTGCGGACGGTTGCGCGCGCCCTAGCAAATGCGGGAATATTCCACACGTCGCGTTGTTTGGCGCGAACCCTTTGCAACCATTCGCCGGCTTGTTCTTTACTTGTGAAGGTCAACGCCTTCGCTGCGAATTCGGAAACGGTCACGCCTTCAAACGTTTCGCGGTTCCAACGCGGCGCGGCAGATACAAAATATCCGTCGTCCATTAAAACAAAAACGTCGGTCGGTTGTTCGATTGTTTCGCCGTTCAATTCTCTATTTTTGTTATAGATGAATTCGCCGGCGTTTTGTTTTTCGTCATCCCATGCGATTATTTTTTTGAATATCTTTGGCAAATCCCAATAGGTGCAGTCGCTTTCCTCTTGAACGTTTGCGCGGGAATAATCGCCAAATTCATCCGCCCATGCGCCGGCCTCTTTGTCGAAAATAAATAAGGTGTAATATTTAGCCATTTGATTTGTTCCTTTGGTTTGGTTGTGTAGCAGGGACGCAAAGGCGCGGCCCATGTTTGGGATAATAAACGAATTGCTTTAACTTACAACCCCCAATTGGTGGACATAAAAAAAGCCCCAATTAAGGGGCAATTCTTAGTAAATTTCAATTCTGATTTGTCTTGATATTCGGTTCGGATCCAACCAAATTTGCAACGTTTGGCCGGCGCGGGCGCGTTGTGAAAGCCCCTTAATGCTGAAACGGCGTTCGCTTTTGCTTTTAGGT